TGCACGGAACGACCGCTACCAGCACGACCAGTAATTACTTTGATATAACTACGACCAACTTCATAGGACAAGGAATCGCAAAATTCTTGTGCCATTGCTTTTTGAATTTCAGAAGGATTGTCACCATGCCATTTAACATAGTCAGCTTTGATGCATTCGAGGTATTCGTTAAATCCGTCAATCATTTTCTTTTCCTTAAAAATTAAAATCAGCCGAGGGTCGTAACAGAACCACTAACAGCGGCACCGAACAAAACTATTACTGTAAAAATCATCAAAACTGTAAGCATCTAAATCTCCTATTAATCTTACTCACTACAGAATCTATTATACACGGTTCGGTAGGTACGTCAACAACTATTTTGGCTTTTGTTGCTGGAAAACAACAAAAAAGCCGTCTAAAACGGCTCGAAAAGGGGTATTAGTACTTCGGTATTCAATCTTCGGACTCTAGTTCCTCGTTTTGCGGCAATTTCTCACCTCGTTCTAATCGATGGGTATCGCACAATGTTGAAATCCATCCGTAGTTATTTGAACGACCAGGACTACCACACACTTCACATGTACGATATGACATGGACTCAGCCATACGAATCATTCCATCAATTGTATCTGTAAAACCATTTGTATAGAATCGCAATCCGCCAAACTTTTCTTTCACTTGACTTGCTGTGATGTGTGGCATATGTGGAGGAACTTCTCTGAACTCTCCTTTTACAATTGCTTTGCTAGAATGTTCAATCGCCCATTCATCTGGTTCTGTTTTATTACCAAATGTAAAATTCATTTGAAGTGGGCGTGTGTCTCCAGCCAATGCACGTTTCAACGCACGATTGAATTTCAATACTCTTGCACGTTCTTTACGTCTTTGATCCACGTGATGTTGAATGTTTGAACACAATACATCAATGATGTTGTACCAACCATCACCACAATCAAAACCCCAACACATAGCGGTGTGTGTCATTGGGGCATGACGATACTTAAAAATCTTTGGGTACTTTGCTACTAGTGCTTCGTCCAATTCTTTTTTCATAATATACTCTCAATAAATTATTTCACTTCGTCAAATTCTTCAAACTCGTCCCAATCATCTTCTTTGAGATTCTTAGGATCAATAAACTTAGTCTGGTGCTTGAACTTATCTTTTTGCTTTTTAGATTCGTCCAACTTCGGTTTCCCTTTGCGACCTTCGTCATCATAGAAGTCACGGAAACTGGAATACTTTTTTGTTTTTGCCATTTTGTTACTCTGATTCTCCCTGCAAGATTTCGGGCAACGCTTCTTCAATAAGTTTTCTAGTGATGCCTTTGTACGTAAGTTTTTTATCCTTCATCATCAAAACAAGTTTAGCCTCTTCTGGAGAAACTGTTTCAAGAACCTCAATAAAAATTGATTCACGCTTGATAGGGTTTATAGCACTACCCTTTAGAAAATATTCAAACTTTCTCAATTCTTTTGGTAGACGATTGTGTCCCCAATTGTCTGGAGTTTCCATAGGTCTATATGGTGGAGCGCCTGCGGGCAATTCAAATATAACATTCTTATGAAATGTATATCGCAAAACCGTTTTCAATTCTGGTGTCAAGTTTGCAATCTGCTTCAATGAACTTGCTCTTTTAGCCGCTGGTAATTCTGCGACATGCTGGAGCAACTCTGGTAAAGTCATTTTACTAATATCAATAGCCATTTTAAAATTCCTGTATATGTTCCAACAACTGCTTCATGCGGTTTTGGATAAAATAGTTAAGTAGTTTTTCCCTACCACGTTTAGGGGTATTTTCATAAGTCTCAAGAATCTTCTCTTGATACTCAGTTGGAATCTTAGACAGGTCAATCAGCAATTCATTTCGCTTGTAATTTCTCAGCATCACTTCATCGCAAAAAGACTCAGGTTCTTCTTCTAACCACTTATTTAGCTTTTTCTCAGTTACAGGTTTTTGACGGGCTTCTGTTACGAATGTGTCATCAGAAGACATGAAGTTAGGAATACCATCGCTTCTGTCACCTCTGATAATGTGTTCCTTTAAGAATGCTTCTGGCGTATTGGTACGCAAGAACTTCTTACCCATTGGGCTATACTGTTCTACGTTTGCGAACTTCTGCAATTGCATAAAGTCTTTATCGCTGGATAGAATCAGAATCTTTTCAGTAGTGCTATTCTTAAGAGGAACACCGAACTTGTGTGCCAATGTTGCGATAACATCATCGGCTTCAGTCTTCTCAACTTGAATCACTTTGTACGGAAAGTATTCTTTGATTTCGTCACGCACTTTGTTTAGCGTTTCGAAAATCATATTCCAGTCAAACGGAGATGCCTCTCTGTCTTTCTTACGACCAGCTTTGTAATATGGAAAGTAGTCTCTGCGCCAGTACTTCTTATCATCGCAACAGATAACAATGTCGCCATACTCATCTTTGAATTTAACATTGTACATTCGAATGCTATTCAGCACCATGTGGCGAACCATGTTCTCATCAATAGGATTTGATGCATTTGAATTCACTTGCATCATCAGGTTTGAAATCATTACCTGATTCAAGTCGATTAAAATCATTTTAAGTTATCCAGTTATTACTCTAACAACAATTGTATCAGAGTTAATGCGTCCTGTCAATTCGGAGGGCTTGGTAGTCAATCCATCTAACAGTTTTTTCAACACAATCTTACCACCATCAAGTACTTGCTTAACAGTCACTTCGGGCTTACGCAAACGTTTGCCAATGGACGTTTCTGTATTAAAGTTTTGAATTGTCGTACCTTTGATTGTCAGGCCTTTTGCATTGTCAGCATTGTACATGCCAAGCAATTTAGTTTTGGTATTGTACAACCACACCTGATTCGCACCAACAATCTTTTCTGGTAGAACACTCTTCAAATTCAACTCAGCAAAATCTTTCATGTATTGCACTTTAGCGGCAATCACACTTGCAGGTTTCTCTTTTACTTTACGTGTTTTACGTGTGGGTTTCTTTTCTGCACCACGATTTGTTTCTGTAACAATCGCATCATAAAATTCTTTGATCTTGCGTAATTGAACTTTTTCTTTAATATCAGCATCGGAGGTATTCATCGCATCTTCAAATTCTTTAGAACGCTTGATGAACACTTCACACATTTTCTTTTGCACAACGGCAGATAATTCTTTACCCTTTAGATACGATTCCATATCTGGTGCGAACTTACATCCGCCGGCAATGAACTCATCAACAAGTCCTTCAATCTCACCGACTTCATCCGAAGCCTTTTCACGAATTCGATCTTGAATAGATACGACTGGTGCAGTTGTTGTTGCGACAACGGGCGCTTTTGTTTTTTTAGTTTTCTTTGCAGTCTCAATGACAGTCTTAAACTCTTTGACAAAAAAGTTTTTGAATGTGTCAGATGGTTCGTAGCCCATACACATCATACGTGCTACCCAACCAAGTTGTACTGGAATAGATGCGTCACTTGATGACACTAAAGAAATTTCTTCCTTCGGTCGACCAATGCTAGCCATGTATTCGACAACAAACGTTTTTGCTTGCTTGCTGTCACAAAAATAGTTATACCAATTCAATGCACGAATCTCAGCAATCTTAAGATTGTTGATTTCCTCTTGATTGGTCCAAGAAGGTTCTGTGCCAAAGGCTTGTGCGTCAGCGCCAGGATTGATCTTGGAAAATTTCATAGTTTATTCACCTAATGTAAATGATACAGACTTAACAGAATCGTAACGCTCTTGCAATGTGCATTTCATGGTACGCATTGTGCCGTCTTTCTTAAGAAAGTCAACAGTCACAGGACCATATTTGAGGTGGCTAACAAGCCAATCACGAAATACTTTTTGCTCTTTTGCGTCACTTGTTGCATAGTTAAAAGTTGTCATATCAAAGTTCTCCATGTTAAAAATATCTTTCATGTCTCTAGTATACCTACAATCCGTTCGGTTGTCAAGTCAATCATTCTGTGTTCTTAATTCATCATAAAGATAATCATGCAATTCATTGATACCACCAACGTATTTGAATTCATGGTATATGTGTGGAACAAAGTTTGTGTTAGGAATCAATTTCTGTAATTGGGCTACTGTATAATCTTCGCCAAGTATGAAAAGTTTGTATCTTCTTTTGCATATGTTAAGGAGCAATTCTGTTTTTTCGGTTGCTTTGCTTCCAATCGCACCATAGACATAATACATTAAGGCACATTGTACACCTGCACATAGTCACTGGGTTCATTATTTAATATTGCAGTTTTGAGTGTACCCTTGAAATCATACGTAACTTGATAACCCTTTACGACATTATAGAATTCTTCGTGGGTTACTAAATTGCATATTGGTTTTTGGTTTAATGGTGTTGTTGCTAATATAACAGGTGTTCCGACAGACGCACCTGAATAGTGAACTGTTCCATAATGTTTTTCACAATAATTTTTTGTTGCCATGTACGGTACCTTTTCTATGATAGGTTTCTTGCTTATTACTTTTGCCATGTATACTTTATTCGTTGAAGAATTATCTTCAACAAGGGTAACCTCGGCATGTGCAAAATTACACATAATTAAAAGTGCTACAATACTATGTAGCGTAGACAAGTTTTTCATTCCATCACATATATGCTAGTTACTGATTTTACACGTACTGCGGTACCTGGATCGTGATTCATACGAACGGTTCTGATTTGTCCGTAGTATTCAAACGTTACATCATATCCAATAATGAATTGTTTGTATTCTCTATCAGCATAGGGAATGCATCTTTGAATCATGTTGCTTGGAGGTTTGCCCGTAGGTGTGCCAGCAGTTTGTGCCGATGCGCCAGACAAGTCTTCTACCATTGTGCATGATGTTCTAGTCACGTTATACGTTCTGGATTCTTGAATCGGTTGAATGCGAACAACTCTTGCCAATTCGAACTTAACTAAACTGTCACCCTCAAGGCTACTTCGATAATTGCTAGAATTACCTTGAAGCATACCAGAAACTGCGGATGTTGAAATCATAATTCCAACTAGTGCAGTGGTCAAGAATTTCATTTTGAACTCCCAATGATAGCATTAATTATTGCAGTCAACCAAAACACCGACATTACAGTTTCCCATGTCACAGGAATGTTAACGGCAAACAAAGTATTGACAGCAGACAATGTAATGTATGAACCTAGAATGTACAGTGACACCCAAGCAATCAACGCACCAAGAATGACGCCGGCCGTTGCTTTTTCAGGCGCAAATGTAAACGGACCAATTTTCATAAAAACTCCTATTCAATGTTTATACAGTATAACATAACAATCATGGCATGTCAAAATGTATTCAACGATGGTTCGAATTCGGCAATCAATTCTCGTTCACGCTGGTGTGCGGGTTTACGTCCACGAATCACTTCAAGGACTTCATAT